TGCCTCGACTACCAGAACCACCCTCTGATGAAGGCAACCAAAAATCTTCAGTCATTGTCATTGTATTTTTTTGTTGATCTATTTCACCAGTTGTAGAATTATAAGTGATACGGTTTCTGAATTTATTCATAAGAGAAGTCATATAAGACTCTGCCTTGGACTTATTCATCTGACCAACATCAATATAAAATACTCTACGCTCAGGTGCTCTGGTAATTCTGTAAATAACTGCTGAGTCTTCAAGCATTTTTAACTGATTAAAAGGCTTAACAGCTTTGTGAATATAACTTATATACATCTCCTTTCCGGGAGAAGTTAAACCCGAAGAAGCAAAAGTTATATGATCTGAAGGAATTTTTAGAATTGTGTTGCTGATTTTATCGTCATAAATATAAAAATATTTTTCTTCTTCCTTAATACGTTTAAGATTTAGAGGAGATAAAAGTTTAATATTTTGAATGCCATCTTTGATTTTCTTTAAATCCAACACACCATGATAATAAATTCTTCCGTCTTCATACCATTGCCTGAAGTGCTCATCACCTATTGAATTGAATTCCATCATACTAACAATATGATCAAATTCCTTTATAATAGATTCTTTGATGTTATCTGAAATATCATCATTTTCTATTTCAAGAGTTACAGCTTCATTGTCATCAGATACAACAGCTTCATTGGTTATCTCTTGAATAGCAGAATCAATTTCAGGGTAAAGAGCCATATCCCTATAATTTAAAATTAAAGCCTTTACATTTGTACTAACATTATCAAAGTTGATAACATGTCTAAGCGAACCAAAACCTTCTTGACCAGCTTTAACTATCTCAACTTCTGGTTCTGACTCAATATTAGGAATATCAACTGAGTTAGGAATAACACTATTAAGTGTTTCCTCATCTTTCTTGTCAAAAATACCTTTTATCATTCCTAAAAAACTCATATATGTCCTTATTTCTTCTTAATTTCTTTACGTTGTCTAGAAAGTTTCTTCTCTATATCTCGATAAACTCTGGTCATGTCTTGTTTTTTGAAAATCGGCAAAACATTTTTAACTATTTTCATTTGGTCTTCAGGGTCTTCGAAAATTTTAATATTGGATCTAATATGATTTACTAAGTATTTTCTAATGGCAAGGTTCGCGTATGCTCTTGGTATTTCTGCTTTTTGCCACGCTTTAGCAATGTCAATATATTTAATTCTTGTTCTTTGAGCCTGTAAAATTTTAACAAATTGAATTCGTTTCAAATATGGAATATAATGTAAGTTCAGTCCAAGTATGTACTTCCCTTGAGGAATATCTAATAAAACAACCAAGGGCAAAGTGTCCCAAACTTCTAATTTGGCCTTATGTTTCGCATCATATACATAAAGAAAAAGATTACCTAATCTTAATTTAGTACCAGGTTTCACTGATTCATAATCATTTGAAGTAACGGTATCAATTAAAAAACTTACTTCTTTTGGTAATTTTTCTGCCACATTAACCTCTTAAAAATGTATATATGTGTTCTTTTTTATTTTCTTAAATTTTTATCTGTTAAACAAGATTATTAAACCTCTTCACCACGTTTTGTAAGCTCCTTAACAATATCATTCAACATTTTCAGCTCATTAGGTTTAAGTCTAGCTCTGGTTGCTTGTTTATTAAATGCAGTTAGCATTAATTTAAGAGCATGAGTATCTTGTTTTGATATAATATTTTCTTCATTTAAAATTTCTCTATATGTTTTCATTTTATTTCCTTAATTGCCGTTCAGTTAGTACCACAAATTCCCAACCACGTTGTTTAGCATAAGCAGTAGCAGCCTTCCATTTGGCATCATTGGTTATCCAAGTCAGAACAGCACTTTTATAACTGGCTGACATTCTCTTTGGTTTTTTCGGTTGAGACGATTCTGATGAACTTTTAATTTCAATTAATTTAATTTTAATTAAACCATCTGTATCAACATATCGAACAACCAAATCAACAAAATATCTTCTCATTTTATTTTTAACAGGATCAAAATATGGAACTACAATATTTTCTGACCCTATATTAGTTACCGATTCATTCTTATCAAATAAAGTGAACCACTTCTTTTCAAGAAAACTCCTTGCTATTATATTATCGGCACCAACCCATTTTTCAGGATGAGTTGGGGAAAATCTAGATTTTCTAGCAGAACTATATTTTCCACTCATTTTGTACAAAGCCCGTGTTTATAATTTGAGTTATTTACTCCTCTTTTATCACCCATTCTTTTTTCTTCAGGAATATTATTAAAAAATAATATATATTTAATATCTGTACCAGTTATTTTTAGGTTATTTTTTATATAAAGGTAACCATAACCATTAAACCATAAATCTTTTACTTGTTGGTTATTTTTTAAAATTTTAATTTTAGATTTAACGCCGCTATTAAAATTTATTTTTGGTAAACATCTTTTTAATTGACTAGGTGTTAATTTTAAATTCATATATTCTATAACATCAGATAATGTAAATTTATAATGTGTTATATACATTAAGATTTTGTTTTTAATTTTTTCATCAAACATATTTTCATTAAAAATGTGTCCTGTATAATTTGGGTTATTTGAATCCAAATACCCACCTCTATGCTGTTTTATATATTGCTTATGATTTTCAATTCTTACTTTATTCCATTTAGTTCCCGTATGAACACATATATTATGTTTGAAAAAATTCCTCATTCTTTCACCTTGTTCTTTTTTCCAATTAATACATCTAGATGGATTTTTATCACCATCCCAGTTGGCTCCGATTCCTCCGTCACCTCCCCAAGTCAAATTATATCCATTCTGAGAAATATGAGAACGAGTTAAATGTATATAAATAATTTCATATATCTTAGCTTTTCTTTTATTACAAAATATTTCTAAAATTTCTTTATTAAAATTTTCTATCCCATATTTATTTATTGCTTGTTTAATTAATTTTCCAGACCCCATATATTTATCATTCAAATTATATGTTGAATGATAACCAACATAATTTCTATTATTAATTTTATTAGTAATCTTATAAACCGTATATATTTGTTTCACTTTACATTCCTTTAAAGTTTTATTATTATAAATAATAAGAGGGACAGCAGGTTTACATTCCTATCTGTTGAGTTAACTGTTCCAAGCAGTTAACTCTAACCTCTTTATTATTTATTACTATCTTATCAGCACCAACCCATTTTTCAGGATGCAAAGGATTAAACATTCCTCTTCTTGCTGAACTGTACTTAGCCATTTTAATTATCTTTCATAATCTGTTATTATGTTAACCCCACTTTTTTAAGGTAACAGACTGCTTATTAACCTTCCCAAGATAACCAAACTATTTTTCTGCTTTTGCTATTGCTTCTTGTTTGGTTTTTGCAAAAATTTCTTTAGTTTCTGCTCTCTGAGGTGATCCTATCTGAACCAAAAATACCTTATCATCAGCTTCTGTTAATTCTGAGCTTTCTAAAATTTCTCTGTAAGTTTTCAAATGTTTATCTCCGTTATAGTATAATTAAATTTCTCTTTGTCATATATATCTATTCTCTGTAAGGCATGAGCCAGAGAATAATTACGTTTACGTTTCCAAGTTAAATCATCTACAATATCAATTAAGACTGCTTTGGTCTTAGTGTCCGTTTTTCTTAGCACTCGACCAATTGACTGTAGAACTTTTATCTTAGACTTAAATGGTTGAGCAAATATACAATAGTCAAGTGCAGGAATATTAATACCTGTTGCAAAAACTCCCAGCGAAGCAACGATAATTGCATTATCATCTAAGTTAGTTAATTTTCTAACTTCTTCCCGAATAGCAGATTTGGTTGAACCAGCAACATAAAATACTTGTCTATTAGAATCAAGAGCAACAATTCTGTCATATATCATTTTACCGTAATCTAAATGCTTAAAAAGTATAAGTATATTTTTATTTATCTTCTCAGCAGTTTTGACAATAAGGTTCATTCGTTTATCAATATCTTTCAGAAATGTCATTTCATCGTGATAAGGCATTTTGTATGCGGTACGTTTCAAATCATCAGAATATTTCAATAGTAAAACTTGAATTTTAAGATTGGATAAGGTGCCTTTAGCCATCAATTCTTGAGTTGTTGTAAACTGATGAATACTTCCAAATAAACCTTCGAGTTGAACACGGTTAATTACTTCATCATTAATCGTTCCAGAAACACCGATTTTCATTTTAGCATTTACGCACTTACCAATAATATTCTGAATAATAATACCAGATTCAGCACTATGAACTTCATCAACTAAAACACAACCAAACATATCAAAAAACTTTTGGTCTTTGATTGTTTGTAAAGATTGCCATGTTGAAATAATTATTGATCTATTCCAATTTCTTTCTTGACCTGAATACACCGTTGTTATATCATTCTCAATATCGTATCCAGAATTTTCAGCATACTCCATAAAATCTCCCTTCATTTGTTCAACAAGGGAGACAGTAGGAACTATGAGTAAAACCTTTGAAGAAGTATTCAAATCTAAAAATATTTGAGATACCAAATTTTGAATAAGAGATTTTCCACTTGCAGTCGGAGAAATTACAATACATTTTTGATCTTTAAATGCTGTTCTAATACCTTCAATTTGATAGTCACGTAATTCTAAATCTAACTTGACTTTCTTTTTAGCGTAGTCTATAATGTTATTATCAGTAATAGTAACTGAAGTTTTTTTAAATTCAATAGTATGCTCTATATGTAAATCTTGACAGAATTTTTTCAGTCTAGGGTAAAGACCAATAGGGAGTTTACCAGTTTTACGATCTAACAAACGGATCTTACCATCCCAAATGCCAGACTTGAACTTTGGACTCCACATATAATTATTAGCAAAGAAGGAAAAATAATTTGAAATATTTAATAAATCGTCATAGTCACCTAGAACTTGAACAAATGATTCATTTAATTTTGTTATGGTAACCATCAGACCCCTTGCAAATATTCTAGATATGCTACTAAATTTTTAACATCAAAGCTCATGTTATTTACCTTCTTTACAGTTCTATCTAAAATATCAACTAAATCAGATACGGTATTAACGGTAAAATTTAGGTCAGAATATTCTTTATCTCCTAAAATGTTAAATTGAATTTCTTTCTTATCCAAAACTAAATCACCATCTTTGTACTCATAGTATTTAGTTTTGTACATAACAGCTAGTTTCTTCTCAAGATTGTTTAACTTCTGTTTAGCATTGAAATATAATCCTAAATATTTTCCATGCAAGCCAGGAATTTGAAACAATTTCTTTTCTAAATTTGTTGGATCTAGGTACAAATCATCTTCAATCATCTTCAATAGTTCGGTCTTATTCAAATTCATCACCTTCTTCAGAGTAAAAATAATCATAATCATAACTTAGTAGTGATTATATTTGGTTATTATTTCAAATATTTATATTAAATTTATTCATTTAAATACTGGCAACACAGTAAACATCTCAGTATGGCCGCCATTTAGTGGATTGAAACCAGTATATATGAATTCTTTATATTGTTTCTTTAGTTTAGTTTCTAATTGTAAAGCTTCGACACCATTTTTAAATTTAGTTGTACTCAATACAGTAAATAGTTCTCGTTCACTTTTAGAATACCGTTTAGAAAGAGTTCTATTAGTAATTCCAATTTTCCATATATCTTGGTCATTAACTTTAAGGATATAAAATATAGCTGGTTTACTTTGATCAAACCCACCACCACCTGAACAATGAGGGCAGGCTTGCCCTCCTAAATACCTTTTAGGAGACTGTTCAAAAACACCATGCTCAGGACAAATTATTTTTAATTTGGTTTTTGTTTTTTTAAAATCAACTAATGAATAATCGTATTTGGAACCGTGTTTTTGTATTGCCTTAGAAATAAATGTTTCTGTTTTGATTTTATTTACACAAGAAGGACATTCAGATCCCCTTAAATGATATGATGGAATCTGTTCAAAGATACCATGTTCTTTGCAGATTATCTTTACTTTCTCATTATTTTTGGTATATTCAACTAAGGAATAATCATATTTGGAACCGTGTTTTTGTATTGATTTATTTATAAATCCTGAACAAGACGGACAAACACTACCACTTAAATGATTACTCGGAGACTGTTCAAAAACACCATGCTCAGGACATATGATTTTTACTTTGGTGTGAATATTAATATATTTAACTAAGGAATAATCGTATATATTTCCATGTTTCTGGATAGATCTTTCTATAAATATTTCATTTGTAATTTTATTTACTCCAAAGCATGTTGGGCAACCAGATCCACTTAAATGACTATCGGGACTTTGTTCAAATGTACCATGTTCAGGACAAATAATATTTACTTTGGTATGTGCATTAACATAATCAACTAAGGAATAATCATATTTAGAACCATGTTTTTGTATTGATTTAGAAATGAATGTTTCGTTAGTAAGTTTAATTCCTCCTTTACCAGTACATATTGAGCAACAGTGACCTCCTAAATGACTATTCGGGGTCTGCTTGAAAATACCATGATCTTGGCATATTATTTGCACTTTAGATTGAGAATGAACATAATCAACTAAGGAATAATCATATTTAGAACCATGTTTTTGTATTGCTTTAGAGATGAAAATTTCAGTAGTGAGTTTAGGACGCATATCAATATTCTCAACCTTCTGATTCAACTTCTGTTTCACATTCTGAAACTTTACCTTCCCATCTACAATTATTGCAAGTACACATATTCGGTTGGTTCATACTTTCTCCAATGTTTTATAATATATTATTATCTTTGATTTGTAAGATTTTATATTTGTTCATTTAAAAGAAAATTTTGGAATTTAAACATCACACTGCACTTAACATTCTCACCAGAACCTTCTTGAGTGAACATTATTTCTCCAAGATCATAAGGGTACATTTCGGTGAATGTAAAACCTAAGGTTGGATTATTTTTACTTGATAATATAATTAAGTTACCATCACAGACGATAGAATTATCAAATTGTGTACCATCGAAATTTCTCAAATCATTAAGCCATTTAAAAAGTATAATCCATTCGGTCATTTCTTCGGTTACTAAGAATTCAAGTGAAATATTATTAAAATTTATAGAATCTCCTGGGCGTTCAACAACCATAGCGTGTGTACCGTGATTAATAATTCCAAGCTGAATTCCGGGTAAATTTATATCGGTAACTGTTAGATCAAACTCATTATTGTTAAATCTCTCACCTGTCAAGGTAAACACAAATTTATTATTTGACAGCAGATTTTTTGGTGAATTTAGTGACATCATTTTCTCCTATTTCTTACAAAATGTTTCTTATATGTTATATTTATCACATTAAGAAATAGATGTATCAGCGCATTTTTACAATTAGATTTTTATGTGTTACACTGACTAAATAAGGATATTTAAGATGAAGCAAATTATATGTAAAGATACCAATGAAATATGTGATACATATAAAGAATATATGAATTCAAAACACTGGCATAAGGCAAAATTGAGATTTAAAAATAGTAAGTTATATAATAATAAATGCCATATTTGCAATACACATGAAAACAATACAGTTATTCTTATTCATCACAAAACATATAAAACTATAGGTAATGAAAATTTAAATCATTTAAGTGCTTTGTGTGAAAAATGTCATGTTGAATTACATAAATTATGGCAGAAAGCTATAGCAGAAAAGAAAAATTTATCCAAAACAAATAGATGGTTTTTAGTCAAAAAAATGAGAAAACAGTTTCAAAAAAATGAAATGAAAAAAATAACTAAACTAAATAATAAAAATTGTAAACAAAAGAATGTTATAATGTTGAAACCGATTGTCAATAAAAGAAAAATAGAAGGTTTAAGAAAAGAAAATATTATTTTAAGAAAAATAAACAATTAATATAGATTCATCATAACTATCAAGCTTTATAGGGAATACCCGAATACCCAGATACACTAACTCCTTGGGCGTTTCGAAAGAAATGGGAGTGCCGGTTTAGAGTCGCCGGTACAAAAAAACAGACGAAAATATGTAATTGTTATGGTCTAATCAACTAAATTACATATATCTTCCACGAGTGTAGGAATAAGTGCCTACACATATGCAGCCCTGATCCGAAAGGAGTTGGTTAGTTGAGAATAACGATATGATAGTATTCGTTAGGGACGTAAAGCTTCAGGCCGTGAGGGCCCCAATCATCGACTATCCATCCAATATGCAGATTATAATTAATATTTATGTATTAGTATCTCTTCCGTTTCCTTTTCCGGTTACTCATTAGTGTCTATTTTTTTACATCTTTATTTTTGTAATCTGCATATTGGATGGTTTTCCATGACTAAAATTTAGTAACTAATTATATTAAAGTAAACTATATTAAATTGAGGTAATAAAAACAGTAAAGTAAACTATATTAAATTGAGGTAATAAAAACAGTATGACCTGAACGAAGTGAAGGTAACTGAACGAAGTGAAGTTAGGCTTTAAAGAAGTAAATAATGAATACTTGTGAGTTTAGTTACAACTAAAGTACAAATAAATTCCATTAAATCATATGATGTAAAAATAATGTTAACGGTAAATGTTACAATATTACGCAGTTCTCGCATTTAACTTCATTAAACCAATCTCCGCTTCGCTACGATACGTTCCGCTTCGCTTCACGTACCTCATTTTTCTTCACCTCAATTTTTACAATTTCATTTATTTAATGTAATATAATAAAAAAAGGAGTTAAGTTATTTGTGAAAAATTACATTGATAAAGAAGAGTTCTTAAATGAACTTAAAGATTTAAAGAAAACAGGTGAACTATCAGAGAAACTTCATGTTATGTTTTTTAATATTGCTAGTAATTATGCTCAGATAAAATCATTTAGGAACTATACTTATATAGAAGATATGGTTATGGAAGCATATATAAATTGTGTTGTAATGGCTCATAAGTATGACACAACTGCTGGTACTAGTGCTTTTTCATATTTTACTACGGTTATTCATAGGAATTTCTTGAACTTTATTATGAAAGAGAAAAGACAACAAGATAGGAAATGGAAGACTATGAGAATTGTTTATGAAACATATAAACTAGAGAATGATATTGAATTAAATCTAACTGAAGATATGTTAGAGAAAATGTATGCGGAGAAAATCTAATGTTGGTAGGAATTGTTGGAGACATTCATTTGGGTATTTCGGAAAATAAGCCTGAATTTGTTGAATATCAAAAGAACTGTTTGCTTCATGCTTTTAGTTCTTTTAAGGAATTAGGTATTGAACATGTAATATATTTAGGAGACATTTTTGATAAGCGTCAATCAATTTCCATTAAAACATTAAGAATGGCAGATGAATTATTTGATAATGATTTTTTTCAATATTTTGTCGTAGGGAACCATGATACAGCTTATAAGAATTCTAATGAACTGAATTCTGTTGATATACTTTTAGGAAAGAAAAATAAAGTATTTGTAACTGACCCAGAAGAGGTAGAAATTGGTTCCAAGAAATTTCTATTTGTTCCTTGGATTAATAAAAACAATTCAGAAGAAAGCACCAAAATTATTAAGAAAAGTAAAGCAGATTACATGATGGCTCATTTAGATTTAGTTGGGTTTGAAATGCTTCGAGGTATTGTTTCAAGAAATGGTCATGTAAGCATGTCAGATTTAGAAAACTTTACTCATGTAATTTCCGGTCATTATCACTGCTGTTCTGAGAAGAAAAACGTAACTTATTTAGGTAATGTATGCCAAATGAATTGGGCAGATTACAATGAATCTAAGCATGTTGGATATATTAATACTGAAGATGATTCATTAAATTTGATTGAAATGCCAATCAATATTTACGAAAAGATTAGAATTAATTCTGAAGATGATTGTATTAACCCTTTACTTTTTAAAGGAAAAATAGTAAAGTGTTATCTTTACACGGACCGTAATGTTAAAATTGAAAAGTTTTTGACAGAATTAATTGAAGTTGCTGCGTCGGTTAATATTATAGATGAAAAGGTAAATGTTTCTGTTGACGGTGCAGAATTCGAGAATCAAAATCTGAGTATTCTTGATCTTTGGGAAAAATATATGCAAGAACTAGAGTTAACAAAATCAGACGTGAAAGCTGTTACTAAAATCTTTCACGATACATACACAAAAGTTATGAGCGAAGGAATTTAATATGAAATTTAAACATGTAAGATTTAAGAACATACTTTCATTCGGGAACCAATGGACTGAATTTGATCTAGATTTAAACCAAACTGTTCTGATAACCGGAACAAATGGAATGGGAAAGTCTTCATTACTTGAGGTTATTTACTTTGCATATACCGGAAAACCATATCGCAATATTAATAAAGGTAAGCTGGTAAACAATATTAATAAGAAAAATTTATTGGTGGAATTAACCATAGAACATATGAATTCTGTTTATATGATTCGTCGTGGTATCAAACCAAATATTTTTGAAATTTTTAAAGACATTGATGTTATTGATGAAAATTCTAAACCCATTGATGAAGATTCAAATATTAAAGATTACCAAAAACAGTTAGAAACTATTTTGGGAATTGACCACAAAACTTTCAAACAAACCATTATGATGAGTGCTAGACATTATACACCGTTCTTGGAACTGAAACCGCAGGAAAAACGTGAGTTCATTGAAAATATTTTTTCATTGAAAATGTTCTCGCATATGAATGATTCTCTGAAGAAAAAACTATCTTCAACCAAACTTAATATTAAGGATCTTGAAAAGGATGTTGAACATGTATTATCTAATATACAAGTTCTGACGGACCTTAATGAAAAACAGATGAAACATAACAAAGAACAATTGAATGTTTTGGAATCTGAGATAAATGATTTAATTGAAAATAACAAAAATAATGAAGATAATATAGCGAATAATTATTTAGTTATTGCAGAGAAAAATGAGAAATTAGTTAAACTTCAAAATAAGTTAAAGTTAAAAGCACAGGTTGTTAAGAAAGCCAATGAATTAGAATATAAAATCAATGACTATAAATCGAAGGTGAATTACTTAGAAAGCAATGATTTATGTGATAATTGTGGTCAGGGAATTGATGAAGATTTTAAAGAAACCAATATCAGAAACCTTACTTTTCAAATGGCTTGTACTACGGTTGATTTTGAAAAGATAAATAACACTCTTAATACCATAGAAAAAATCAATCAATCTGCTCTTGATATTATTGCTGAAGTTAACAAATACAACCAAGAGATAATGGTTTTAAATTCTCGTATTTCAGGAAATAATACTAATATTACACAAAAGAAGAAAGCAATCAATAACATCAATGATACAGTTCTAATCAATAAAGAAGATGTTGATGCTTTGAATAATAAACATACAGAACTTAATGCAAACAAAATTAAACTTAAAGCATTTCAAAAGTATGTAACACTAACTATTGAATTAATTTCTGATAAAGGTATTAAAAAGTTTATTATTAGTAAGTACATACCTGTACTAAATAACTTGCTTAATAAGTACCTAAAAAGATTTGAAGCAACTTACTCTGTTGTTTTTAATGAAGAACTTGAGGAATCGGTTATTGCTCGTGGATATGATGATTTAAGTTATGAGAATCTAAGTTCAGGTGAGAAGCAAAGGCTTGATGCTTCGGTTGTTTTTTCATTCCTTGAATTATGTAGACTTAAAAACTCAGTCAACACTAACCTTTTGATATTTGACGAAATTTTAGATAGTGCTCTTGATGCCGCAGGAATTGCAGGAATACTTAGAATATTTGATGAAATGAAGGCTCAAGGATACACAATTTTCGTTGTTTCCCACAGACCCGGTTCTGATGAATACTTTGATAAGATTTTTAAAATATCTAAAAAACAATTCTCTGAAATAGAGGAAATTATATAGGAATTAAATGCCTGAATTTGTAGAAATGAAACAGAAGGATATAAAGATCCTTAAAGAGAAAATTTGGAAATCTAATGATAAAAAGTGTCCTGTACTGAAAAGAGAAGTTTCATTAGATAAAATGGTACTCGACCATATTCATAAGAAAAATTCTGATGAATATGGTATAGACAAAGGTACAATCAGGACAGCCTTGGAATTCAGAGTCAATGCATTTTTTGGAAAGATTGAGAATGCTTATAAGCGATATGGTCTTAAAGATGAAATGTCATTAGGTGAATTACTTCGAGCCGGTTCAGAATATTTAGATAAAGAACCTTATCATGAAGGAAATACTTATTTCGTACATCCCAATGAGGTACCAAAACGTGAGAAGGTAAAGACTAGAGAATATAACAAAGTTAAAAAATATTATTTTCAAGTTTTTCCAAAACGAAAGAAAGTAATTAAACGTCCGTTGTATATCAGTCCTGCATGGAATGAATTAGTTCAATTAGT